CACTTTATTGATTATAATGCTGGTACTGATGACCAAGTCTATGCTATTTGTGATGATGGCACTGATGCCTATTGGGTAACTAATGACACTGGTCCATCAGGTAAGTTAGAAGTAAATAGAAAACCCTTGACTGGCAACTCGTCTACATCCGCTACTGTTATGTTTACGGCTAATGGTATTACTGTAAACAATGCCGTAATGGAGTTTGTTAAAGAACGTATTGTTATGTGTGCCAACAATGCTGTCTATGAGTTTACTTCAGCAGCATCATCACTACCTGCAGCGGTCTACACACATCCAGCAACTACTCACATTTACACCAGCATTACAGCATCAGGTCCAGCCATCTATATCTCTGGCTACAATGGTATTCAGTCCACAATTCAGAAGTTTACTCTCAGCACAGCAGGTGCTATGCCAACGCTTACGTCGGCGGTAGTAGCAGCAGAACTACCAGTCGGTGAGATTGTTCATCGTATCTTCTACTATCTAGGATATATGGCTATCGGAACTAGCAAGGGTATCCGTATTGCCACAGTCAATGACCAAGATGGCTCTATAACCTACGGTCCTTTACTTGTAGAAACTACTCAGCCTTGCTATGACTTTGCTGCTAGACAGAATTATATTTGGTGTGCTACTGGAGTTGATGGCAACCCTGGAGTTATCCGCATTAACCTAGGTAATGAACTATCACCATTGCAATTTGCCTACGCTAATGACTTGTACTACTCGGGTGTGACTGGTCATAGCACTACTGCTTGTGCCTTCTTGGGCACAACTGACCGTCTTGCTTACTGCACAACTAATGCTTCATCAGCAGATGGATATGTTTACTCACAATCAACTGGTGCTTTAATGCCTAGCGGCTATCTCACCACTGGTTATATTCGCTACAACACTCTAGAGCCCAAGAATTTTAAGCGTCTTATTGGACGCGGTGACTTTACCTATGGCTCTTTGACGTTAGAAACTGTAGATAAAAACGATACAGAGTATGACTTGATTTCATATGATGCATCAGTTCCGCCAGTAGAAGTAACTACTAGCCAGCCAACAGGCTCACAGGAATACATAGGCTACAAGTTTTTACTTAACAGAGATAGCACAGATAATACTAAAGGTCCTATCTTCAAGGGCTATCAGGCAAAGGCGACCATTGCTACTCCCCGCCAGAGAATCATTAAGTTTCCTGTCTTTAACTATGACATTGAGACGGATAAGTACAATGTACTAGTTGGCTATGAAGGACGTGCCATTGCACGTGTGGCTCAACTAGAAACCATTGAACAGAACGGCGATGTCATTACCTGGCAGGATTTACAGACTGGCGAATCTCGCCAGGTTGTAGTTGAACAAGTTACATTCTCCCGCCTAACTCCACCAGACAGAGGCTTCTCTGGCTACGGTGGAATCATTGACATCATCGTAAGGACTGTATAACAAATGACACCTGCAAACTGGGCTGCCCTAGCCGTATCTGTTATGACCATTATCGTTGGTTTTGCCTCGCTTGTGCGATGGTTAGTTAAACATTACTTGTATGAACTCAAGCCTAATGGTGGTTCCAGTTTGAAGGACAAGATTAATAACCTAGAAGTACAGGTTGAACTACTAACTGATTTGGTAAAAGAAGCACTCAAGAGATGAGGGACTATGAAGAAAACTGTGATAGGGAAAGCCACTCCTGCTGCCGTCGCCCTGTTGCGACAGGCGACTGCCATTGCACCGAAGCGTATGAAGGCGAGCGATGGACTTCTACCTTCTGCTGCTCACCTAAAAGCAAGTCCGAGTTCGGACCACAATACTGGGCTAGCAGTAGACCTGACCCACGACCCTAAGAATGGTATAGATTGTGAACTCATCTTTGAAAAACTTAAAGAGGATGAACGCGTTGCGTACCTTATCTTCAACAAAAAAATCTGGTCACGTCAAAGGCGCAAAGAAGGTAACAGAAAGTACAGTGGTAGTAACCCTCACACTAAGCACCTTCATATTTCTATTAATGATAGTCACGCTAATGACACTAGCCCTTGGTTCTGGTGGCTAAATCAACCTAAAGTTCTCAATCAGGTAAAGGCTAAGTTGCAACCTACTCCTAAAAAGAAGGTAGTAAAAGGTACCAATGTGGTACCAGTCTGTACTTGCTGCAAGGTGCATCGTGCAATTGCCTGAAGGAGAAGAAAATCCATTACTACAGTGTGATGGATGTGGCAGAGAAGGTGCCTATGTCTACAAAGGCTGGGTATTTATGTGTGCCAAATGTATAGAAGAAAGAGAGAGTTAATATGGAAACTCTAAAGCAACTATCCCTGTCTTGGTTCCGTGCTGCAGCATCTGCTGCTATCGCACTCTACCTTGCAGGTGAGACTAATGTTAAAGTTCTAGGAACCGCAGCACTTGCTGGCTTCCTTGGACCAGTCCTCAAGTGGCTAGACCCATCAGCCACAGAGTTTGGACGCGGAGCAAACTAGCCCCGTAAACGCCCTACAAGGCGGTTTTAAGACACGAATAGACCCCTCTACCTAGTCCGATATAGGTAGGGGGGTCTTTTCTGCTTTCTGCCAGTCTTCCCCTAACTGGTAGAAACCTACTCGTTTATCACTAGGTTGTGCCAATACTGTGGGTAGTCGCTAGCATTGACAAAGACTACTAGGTCTCGCTCTTTGGTATCCCAACGGGTATGAAAGACTGGTTCTAGGTGTGCTATCTCTCTGGCTGGAATCATAGCAATCCCATCTGAAAATCTAAAACAGATACGGTGGTAGGAGTAATCTGAATCTGTATATGGTGGTGCAATCATAATCTGCTGTAGTTTGTTGAAAGGAAAGATGGCTGGCTTAGTGCTGTCTGTCTTGAGCCATTTGATTTCTAAGTCACCGATGTAGTTCTCTCTGCCATTGCCGTGCATCAGAGTGATATGAAAGTCGGTAAAGAAAAAACGTGGAGTTGCATATAACTTCCAGCCCTTAAAGTATTCTGCTAGGGCTATGGCTGCTACTTTCTCCCGCTTACCATCACCTGCTACTTGTCTAATAGGTTCAAGCATTCTTTTTGCCCATCTCCCATTCAACTATAACGGACTTGGCTTGGATGCCAAGTTGTCTACGTAGTTCTTTACGGCGTCTATCTGTGGTACCTGCCCAATACCCTATGACTCTGTACTCCAGTGCATAGTCAAGACATTCACTTCTTGCTGGGCAACCACGACAAATTCTAAATAGCAACGGCTCGTTAGAGTACTCGCCTGAATCTTTACTGAACCACTGGTCTGTATCCGTGCCTTCGCACGCTGCTCTGTTCTTAAACTTCGGTACCACTTAGCCTCCTGTTGAGTAGAAGCCTGTGCCCTTAAAGTGCACTGGCGTTGCTGACCACAATCTAACCATTGTTTCTCCGCAAAGTCCACAAGCATCTGGGACATTGCTCTTTGTCTCTGTTACTGTGCCACAAAAATTACATTTGAAATCATAGGTCGGCATCTTCGTCATCCTCTGTTGGTGTGGGTAACGTGACCATACTGCCGCATCCTGCACACTCAGCATCTGTAAAGTAGAAAGCAACTTCACCATCTACAAAGCCACCTAGCATTACAAAGACTTCACAACCACAAGCACATACTTCTGTTGGTTCACCACGCAAGTCCATTGCCTTGCTGTAATCAATCCTTTTAAGTAAATCCCGTATGTCTTTACTCGGTTCTGTCATCATCTTCCTCAGTTACTGGCACATCCTCATCCGAGAATGGACGCCATCCTCCTAGGTTTCTAATCAAAGAATTGACAGCCCGTTGAACTTTCATTCTGGCACCATCTGGTGTTGTCTTTAAGTCCTTGGCAATCAGACTCCACTCGTTGTTATCCGTGCTGAAACGCACCCGTAAAATATTTTGCTTAGCCTCTGATAGCCGATAGAAAGCCGTGGCTATATCTGACCTTAGTACTAGCCAGTTATTACCGTCATTGCTTGGCTCTGACTTACTGAACTTAAAGTTCAAGTCTTTAATCTTGGCTGGCATTTCATATGACTCAGAGATAATGCTGGGCAAGAATGCTTCTACAACTGTGGCATCGTAGTAATACAGGTCAAGCAACTCGTAGCCCACCGTCCGTGCTTTTTCCTTTTCACAATGCTTGATGGCTGCGTTGCGTAAGGATTTGGCTATGAGTTTGTCTTTATCTTTTTGGTCTAAGGCTGACCATTCGGCATACTTTGTGGGGTGGGTAATGAACCATATCCATAATATCTGCTGGATATCTGACGTATCCACCATTGGATAACGTCTGTGGTACTCAGTCGCTAGTGAAGTAACTAGCGATTCATACTCAGTTATGTACTCCTGGCTCATCTATACCTTCCCACTGACCCCTTTGTACCAATAGTCCTATTATGGCATAGTTTGCCAAGTCAAGCAGAGTGTCCTCAATGGATTCATAGTTCGGCGTGTCTATGTTCTTGTAGTACAAGTGACCAAGTCTGGTCATCTTGTCGTGCATACGAACTACGATGCCGTTCATAGCACCACCTGGTGCCTTGGCTATATTGTCTGGACCGTAATCTGCGTGCTTACGCACCATAGTAATCTTGAGTTCAGACAGAATCTCATCAAAATATTTAATGTCCTTCATCTAGCACCTTCTTTAGTTCGCTATCTACATTAACCATAGCCTCTGAGACTATGACTTCCTCTACCATTTCTTCGCCATCACCATTGGCTACTCCTGCTAGCAGGGTACCTAGCAATGTAAGCATAGTGTCACCCATATCTGGGTCTTTTCTATAGGCTTCTCTTACGTCTCGTAGTGCGCTTAATAAATCTAAGCCTTTATGTTCTGATACTGGTATCCCTAGCAACTGAGGATTATCTTTGACATAATCCCAAAACTCATTATTGCCCTGAAAAACATCTGTTGATTCGGTCATTCAGCCACTCCACTCCTTCTTGTTGGACGACGCTATTTACGTCGTGCCCTTCTGGCATTTGTACTATGTTCACATTACCTAACTCACGACTAATCTTTTTACCAAACTCCAGCCCTGGATTATCACCATCAGCCAGCACTATAACTGTATCAAAGTCGTCAAGTATTTTACTGTAATAAGGCTTCCAGTTGTTAGCACCTGGAATACCTACGGCTGGATGACCTGTCTTTACCACGGTGGTAATACAGTCAATCTCACCTTCTGTCACGCAGATGTAGCCATCTGCTGTTAGCACTGCTTGTGCATTGAACATTGTGGTCTTAGCCCCTGGCAAGCCAATGTACTTGGGTTCCTCGCCGTGGATACTACGAAAGCGTAGGTCTACCACACCTGATGGCGTGGCATAGGGGATAACTAACTTACCCTTGTAGCCTTCGTGACCTGGTAATGGATTGTCCACTACTCCGATATGAAACATCCTTGCTTCTTCTACCGACAGACCCCGAGTTGCTAGATAATCCGCTGCTTGATGAATGTGCTGGGCGTACTCTGTCGCTGCCTGTAGGAGAAATTGTCTCTGCGAATTTGACAGCCTCACGATAGTTTCCTCCTTCTCTTTGCATAATTAGGTCGTATACATCTCCACTGACGCCACAAGCGTGGCACTTAAATCTATTCTCATCAAAGTTAACACCAGCGGAAGCGTTCTTATCTGGATGGAACGGGCATTTAATCTTGCGCCAGCCGTGTCCCCGTGCTGGCACGGCTGCGCCTACATACTCTAGGTATGCAGCAATACTATGTTTCTCCATTTGTTTTGCGGAGCAATGCTAACCATACCTTTACTGGCAAAGTTGCATACCATTCTCCTACGTCTCCTTTACCTTTGCGCTTATGTATAACTACGCCTGTCCAAGCGTTATCGTTTTTCATTTCTACTTCTAACTCTGCTAGCCAACCCGCAAGGTCTAGCCGTGCGTGATTCTTAATTTCTATAGTAACTCCTAGCACACCGCTTATGTCGCCTTTGTCTAGGGTTGCTCCTGCAACTCTGCGGTCTGCATAGGGATAGCCATTCTCTTTTAGGTACGCGACTACAGCGCGTTCTGCTTGGCTACCTTTGCGTTTGGCTGCACTACTCATCTAGTACTTTACCTACAATACCCATAATAAGTTTGTTTGTTTTTTCATATAGTTCATCATTGTTATACAACTCATCTACAATGATATTCCATTCGCCTTCTGAGATGGCTTTGCCAAACCAACTCTCAATGTCTTCTTTGCTATAGGCAATTTCCCATATCTTAATTTCCATACATTGTCTCCTGTGCATACTTAACTTGAACATCATCTAGATACATACTATCTGGATTGAAGGCTAGGCTGACGTAGTTATTACCTGTCTGGTCTGCCCGCCCGTATCTGTTCTTGACTGGGGCTACGCAGAGATAGGTCTCATCTGCCTGCTTCATCTGACCGATAGTAAGAACCATCGCTGGAATCTGATTGACCAGACCCTGAATGGCTGAACGTGGCTGGCAAGGATAACCCTCAAAGCCTTCCTTAGTATGATGAAGTACCAGCACTGCTGCGTTGGTATCTCTTGCAAGATACTTCAACTCCTTCATTGCTGCTCGCATACCCTGGAATTCTTCGTGACCATCCATAGCAATATCCATAAGGTTATCTACCACAATTAGTGTTGGACTCCTACCCCACACTGTTTCAAATGCTGATACCTCGTCATCTAAATCTTTTAGAGTGGGTGTTGATTCAAAGGACCAGAACAAATGATTGTTAAGAGTAAGAATTTCTTCTGCTTGATTTGGCTCACGCTTGAGCAACTGCTCTGCTGCTGTCTGTGTCATACGACCTGACATAGCAACAAGGCGCATCGCCATTGTGTGAGCATTGGTATCTGCGCTGAAGTACAGCGTAGGTACCTTGGCTCTGGCTGCAATAGCCAGTGCCACTGATGATTTACCTGCACCTGGAGTACCAGCAATCATTGTAATTTCTGCACGGCGCAGGATAATTCCTGCCCGCTCAAATGCCGCAAAGGCGGGCGGTAATGGTTCTCCGCCCACCTCTGCTTTGCTAATGCTGCGTCTGAGTGTACGCATTACTTCACTTGTTCAGCGACAAATGTATTCCATTCTGGTGAACCTGCACGAACATATACATTCTTGCACTTATCAAATGCACCCTTTGGTGCTGGACAAAAGTAACCACGATATGTCTTACCGTCTTTACCTGTTCCCTGAATGGCTGTCATCTTTCCGTGAGGACAGTTCTTGCCACCGAGTGATGGTGCTGCTGGTGTAGCCCAACCGCCTGCATTGTAATCTGCTGCTGGCGCTGGGTTATCAATGATGGATGCGCCAAGCGCTGCTGCTACTTGTGCTGGTGCCATTGGTGCAGATACTGGTGCTGATGCACCGCGTACTGCTGACTCTAGTTCTGTGACGGCAGAACGAACTGCCTCTAGTGTTGTTGCTACCAACTGGTCTAGTTCATCTCCGTGCTCTGCACGAATTGTAACTAAAGAACCTGCTGGAGTTTTTACTGTGATACTGATTGGTGCTTCAGTGCTAGCCACTGATTGTCTCCTGTTCTTCAAATGGAGTAGCAAGACCTTTCTTGTCCCGCCACTGTCTGACTTTCATTGCAAATTGTACACCTTTCCAACCTTCAGCAATATCAATCCATACTAATTTGCATAGACCAGTTCCTGCTGGAAGATGAATGATGATGGCTTTGTCTTTGTTGACATCGCCCCAAGTACCACGGCGACCCGTGGCTATGTCATACGGGTTGCCGTTGGCATAGATTGCTAACTGAATTGCAATGTTATTGGGATGGTCAATACGACCTGTCTTTATATCTGCAATGAATCTTTCACCTTTATATTCAACAACTCTGTCTGGTGTACCAGCAACCTTGTACTTGTCTAGTACGCAGAACTGTTCAATGAAAAGATTATTAAG